ATCTTAGAAGAGAATAAACTAGATATCGTAGACGAAAATACTATCCTAGAGATATCTACCTTTGTATCCAAGGGACAATCCTTCGAGGCCTCGGACGGTAACCACGATGACTTGATGATGAATCTGGTCATGTTTGGTTACTTCGTATCGTCTCAGTTCTTTGCTGATCTGACTGACATCAACCTCAAGGAGATTATGTTTGCCAAGAAGATGAAAGAGATAGAGGACGATGTTCCACCTGTCGGTTTCATTGATGATGGTCTCCATGATGTTCGCGTAGAAGAAGAACAGAGAGAAATGGGATGGCATACCTTTGAGGGCACTGGTATAGGTGTTGAAGAATGGTAATTGTATAAATAAAGGTATTGAATATAACCGTATTATGATCACTTATAATAGATACAAAGGATAAAAGTTATGGCACTTTTTACACCCTCTGCTTCTCCTGCTGTAACAGTTAAAGAGATTGATCTTACAGGCGTAGTGCCTAACGTTCAGACTTCAACTGGTGCATTTGTGGGGAACTTTGGTTGGGGGCCTGTCGGCGTAGCAACTTTAGTCTCAGATGAGACTGGGTTGGTAAGTACGTTCTCAGCACCAACCGACGATACTTCAGTAGATTTCCATTCTGCTGCGTACTTTCTACGTTACTCGAACTCTATGTTTGTTGTACGCGAACAGGATTCTGACGCAAGAAACTCTGTTGCAAACCACACCGGCCTCGGTAGTTTGACTGCACAAACAGTCAACAACTTGGACGCATTTGAGAACCTAACTCTTGATAGTTCCGATGGTGCATTCATTGCAAAATATCCAGGCGAACTGGGTAACTCACTAAAGGTCTCTATCTTGGGTTCTGACTCCGATAACGGTGGAGTGACGAACTTCAATGCATGGACATACAAAGACCAGTTTGATGGTGCGCCTGGCTCATCACCTTATGTTACTGCTCTCGGCGGTAAGAACGATGAGATCCACGTTGCGGTCATTGACGAAGACGGTGAGATTACTGGTACTGCTGGAACAGTTCTTGAAACATTCCCATTCTTGTCTGTTGCCAAAAACGCAAAGGCAGCTGACGGAACTTCAAACTACTACTACGATGTTCTGAAGATTCGTTCTAGTTGGCTCTATGCAACCAATGCATGGACTACTGGTACGACTTCAACCACTCCTGCTGTTGCTGGTATTTATAGTGCACCGATGGGAACTGCCAGTGTGACAACTGTATTAACAGTCACGGACGGAACTACGACAGTAACTATTGGTAGTGCGGCTTACACCTCTCATGCTGATATGATTACTGCTATTCAAGGTGGGACAAATTATGGTTCCCTACTTTATACGGTAAGTCTTTCTGGTACAAACATCGTATTTACCTTCAAGAGTGCTGGTGCAGTCGCGGCCGCTCCGACTTTCACTAAAGAATCGTCTTCAGTCACAGTAACAGAAACTACGGCTGGTGCTAATGCGATTACTTCAGTCTCCGGTAATAACGATTTTAGTGGAGCACTGTGGGGTAGTAACGCAACAACTGCTGGACAAGATTTCAAGGCGGATGTTAAGTGGGGTGCTAGTCAAATTGAAAACGAGTGGTCATTCACTTCTGGTGTAACTTCAAGTTCACTGGGAACTGATGACATGCTACGTGGATTTGACAAGTTTGAGGACAAAGAGAATATCGAAGTAGACTTCTTGATTGCCCCCGAATCACTCGCAGACGCAAGCGCAACTACGATTGTAAATGACCTTGTATCTATTGCTGGTACTACTCGTAAGGACTGTGTGGCAGTTGCCTCACCTTCTCGTAACGCTGTAGTAGTCACTGGTACTAACACCGCTATCTTAGCGTGTAACAATACCTACACTAAGTCATCCTACTTAGTACAAGACAACAACTACTTGAAAGTCTTTGATAAGTACAACGACAAATACATCAAGATTCCTGCTGCATCATCCACTGCGGGACTCATGGCTGCTACCGACTTAGTCGCTGCACCGTGGTTCTCCCCTGCTGGTTCAAGACGAGGACGATATCAAGGTATTACCGATATCATCGTGTCTCCGACTAAGGCAGAACGAGATGCATTATATAAAGTAGGCATCAACCCGATTGCTAACATCCCAGGCGAGGGTATCATGCTCTTTGGTGATAAGACCAACGAGTCACGACCATCCGCATTCGACAGAATCAATGTTCGTCGTTTGTTCTTGGGTGTTGAGAGAGCAATCGCAATTGCAGGACGCAACGTAATGTTTGAGTTCAACGACGAGTTTACTCGTGCGGAGTTCGTGAACATCGTTGAACCATTCCTTCGTGAGATTCAGGGACGCCGTGGTATCACGGACTTCCGTGTACAATGTGACGAAACGAATAACACCCCTGCTGTTGTTGATCGCAACGAATTCATCGCAAGCATCTTCATCAAACCTGCCCGTTCTATCAACTATGTGACATTGAACTTTGTCGCTGTTAGAACTGGTGTCGAGTTTGAAGAAGTCGTTGGCACAGTATAAGGAGTAGGAAATGGCAATTTTAGGTGTAGACGATTTCAAATCGAAACTCAGAGGGGGCGGTGCTCGTCCTAATCTGTTCAAGGCAACAGTCAACTTTCCTGGCTATGCGGGAGGAGATGTCGAACTGACATCCTTCCTGTGTAAGACAGCTCAGTTACCTGCCTCAGTCATGAATGTTATTGAAATACCATTCCGTGGTAGACAACTCAAGATTGCGGGTGACCGCACATTTGAGACATGGTCTGTCACTGTCCTGAACGATACGGACTTCAATGTTCGTAACGCAATGGAACGATGGATGAATGGTATCAATAGTCACAGTGCAAACACTGGTTTGACTAACCCTATTGACTATCAGGCAGACTTGATTGTTGAACAACTAGATCGTGACGAAAGTGTGATCAAGAAGTACAACTTCCGTGGTTGTTTCCCAGTGAACGTCAGTGCTATTGACGTAAGCTATGAGACAGTAGATACCGTGGAAGAGTTCACAGTAGAGTTCCAAGTACAATACTGGGAATCTGACACAACTAGTTAATCTAGTTATAAGTAGAGGGGTAGGGTAGTCCTACCCCTTTATTATGAGGAAAGTAATGGCAGAACAAGACAATAGTATTCTCAAACTCTTTGGTTTTGAAATCAAGAGACAGGATAAACCTGAGAAAGAGAAAGACAAGTTAAAGTCGATTGTTGCCCCCACCGATGAAGATGGTGCGGGTTATGTCACTGCGTCTGGTAGCCACTATGGTCAATATATTGACATGGAAGGTAGTCAGGCAAAGGACAACCAACAACTCATAGTCAAGTACCGTGGAGTTGCGACTCATCCAGAAGTAGATGCTGCAATCGAAGACATTGTCAATGAATCTATTGTGGGTTCCGAGATGGATGTCTCGTGTGAAATTAATCTGGACAAGGTAGAGGCTCCAGACAGTATCAAGAAACAAATGACCGAAGAGTTCAACAACATCTATTCAATGTTGAAATTCACCGATCTGGGTCATGATATATTCCGTTCATTCTATGTAGATGGTCGTGTTTACCACCACCTTGTAGCGAATGAATCAAATCTGAAAGCAGGTATCCAAGAGATCAGAACGATTGATGCTGCTAAGATTCGTAAAGTAAAAGAAGTAAAACACAAGAAAGACCCTGTAACGGGTGCAAAAGTTGTAGAGAAAGTTTCTGAGTTCTATATCTATCAAGAGAAGGCAGGAACCAACCAAGGGGTAAGGTTATCCCCCGATTCAGTATCATATGTGTCGAGTGGTCTACTAGACCCCAGCAAGAAGCAGGTAGTATCCTATCTCCACAAGGCACTAAAACCAATCAACCAGTTACGCATGATGGAAGACTCCTTGGTCATCTATCGTTTGGCCCGTGCACCAGAACGTCGAATCTTCTATATCGATGTGGGTAACATGCCACGTAACAAATCTGAAGCGTATATGCGTGACATCATGTCTCGGTATCGCAACAAGATTGTATATGATTCCAGTACAGGTCAACTAAAAGATGACCGCAAGCACATGTCAATGCTCGAAGACTTCTGGTTGCCTCGTAGAGAAGGTGGTCGTGGCACAGAGATAAGTACATTACCAGGCGGTGAGAACCTTGGTCAGATTGATGACATCCTGTACTTCCAGAAGAGACTGTACCGTTCATTGAATGTACCTGTCAATCGTCTGGAGCAAGAAGCACAGTTTACACTAGGACGATCAACCGAGATCTCTAGGGACGAAGTAAAGTTCCAGAAGTTTATTGACCGTCTGCGTAGAAGATTCTCAA